TGCGCCACCCTTCCCTTGGCGGAATCGGCTTGCTGGTTGATGACGTTGAGCCGGTCCTGCGCCTCACGCTGTTCGTTCTCGATGGAGTCCAAGCCCTCGAGCGCGCCGGCCGCGAACTGGAGGTCTTCCAAGACCTTGATGTGCCGCTTCAACGAGTCGGCTGCGTCTCTGAGTCTGCTCATTCACTTCTCCTTTTACATTCCCATGTCGGGGTCGAGTGGTAGGTCTACGGGGATCGTCTTGAACTTCCTCTTGGCCGCCGGCCACTTGAGAGGAAGGTCTGGTTCTGCGATACGGGCCAGGGCGTCGAGCATGTCGTCGTGCACCGGGACCGGGAAGGCCTTGTATTCGGTCTCGATGAACTCGTGGATCATGTCCTTCGTCTCTCCATCCGCCGTCTTGATGTGGAAGCTCCTAGGCAGGATGACGCGATGGTTCTCGAAGAGCGGGATCAGGCGCTTGATGCGGTCTTCCTTGCGCGTCTGGCCGCCGACTGGCGTGATCTTGAAGCGATACTTGACCCTGTCCTGCTCGGCCTCGACGTGCTCGATGTCGGCCTGCATGCCGTAACTCTCGTATCTGACCTCGATCGGCTTCCACTTTCGGTGGAGTTCGAACAGGCGGTCGGTGCGTTCGGTCAGGTTCAGGCGATCGCGGTAGACGGCCAGCCCGTAGTAGTTCTGGTCCGGACCCAGGCCGATGACCCAGTCAACGGTGTAGTCGGCGCTCTCCTTCTTCGAGCTCGCCGGGTCTCGGATGAGGTAGATGTTCAGGCCGGCGCCATCATCCGGCGTCCAGCGTTCGAGCCATTCCTCTTGGAAGCCCTGCGTCGAGTCAGCCTTCGGATTCAGGAGCATCTGGCAACCGAAGATGTAGATGCCCATGTCGCGGCGCTTCTTCGCCAGGGATTCTCGGGACAACAGCACCGGGTCGCCGTTCTCCTTCCCGTCCTTCGTGGCCGGGTGCGTACGCACGTTGGCAGTGCCGGCGTCGAGCAGCGTACGGTAGCTGTCGTTGAAGTGATACCGGGTTCCGATGAAGCGTCTGACGCCTTTCTCGACGCCCAGCGAGTACGACAGCCGTAGCTTGTCGGTCGTCTTCTCCATCATGTCGGGCGTGTTCACGCTCGACTCGGTGACGACGTCGTCGTAGATGAGGTGGGTGAAGTGCTTGCCGGTTGGCATGCCGTCGATCAGGCCCCAAGCCTCGACCGTTGCCTCCTTGGGGTTCGTCGACCGCATGACCGTGATGCCCTCGTCCTCGCTCCACTTGGGCGCCTCTTTCTTCGGGTCGGACCACAGCACGTCCATGTAGATCGACTTCAGGCGCTCGTTGGTCTCGAGTTCGTTCTTGATCTGACGCAGGAACGCCTTGGCGCCTGGCCGGTTGTGGCTGAAGATCCCCACGGTGACGTTCGGGTCGCGCAGGATGTCCTGGATCGTCAGACCGAAGGTGATGATGGTCGACTTGTAGTGCTCGCGTGCCCAGAGGTCGAGGTGGCTGTCTGGACTCGACTCGACCTCGCGGCAGCGCGCGTACAGCCAGTCGGTGTTGATGTCTCTGCGATTCAGGAGCGCGTAGAGCAGGTAGAACAGGTCATTCCGGCCCAGCTGCCCGATGAGCCAGTAATCACCGAATTTGGCGAGTTTGCCGCCCTCTTCAAGGCTACGGTAAGCCTCGAGGGCCTGCAGCCTCGACGCCTTGTCCAGATAGGACAACAGGGCTTGCAGGCACGGCCAGTTGTACCGCTCTTCGTCCTTCACCTCGTCGGCCTGTGATCCTCGAACGGCGGGAAGTAGTCAGGCCTCTCACCTTCCTGCCACACCCGTTTGACCGTGACATCGGCGCTGCCCTTGTCGTCCACCGGCTGCTTCTTGGGGTGAACGTAGGGCGCCGCGGCGACGGCGGCCTCGAAGCGCAGGCTGTAGGCAGCGATCAGGACAGCAGGCTCGGCGTCCTTCGGGAGCTCCATCCGCATGACCGACAGCATGTATTCGAGCGGCGTCTGGCCGGCCGAGAGTGCCTGGTCGGTCAGAGTCTTCAGGGCGGCCGCGCGCTTGCTTACCGAGCCCTTCTTCCGTCCGGCTCCCTCGCGCTTCCCGCCTCGGCTCATTTGATTACTTTGATTGGTTATTCATTGCCCGAATATCTGGTCGGCCATGCGCTTGGCGGTCGCCTGGTCCTTGCCCTTCTTCAACTGCTCGGCGATGAAGGCGGCCTTACTCGTTCCCGGGCCCTTCGGACCCGTCGTGACGCCCTGGTACGACCGATTGATGGCATCGCTCGAGGCGTTGATGTTGTCGAGGGTGTTCTGGTCGAGCTCGTCGGCGTCGACGGAGGCTCCCACAGCTTCCCTATAGGCCTTCTTCTGGGCCATGCCCATGGGGTCAGAGGATGGCCCGACAAGAACGCGACCAAGTGTGCTATCACGAAGCGTGCCTACGATCTTCTTCCTCTCCTTAATCTTCTGTTCAATATCAGTCCGCGCAGCCTCAGCCTCACTCAATGGGTCCATCTTGGAATCAATGAGACCCATTAGCGCGGGGGCAGCACGAGGATCAGGAGGAAGGCGAGCGCCACGCCAATCGCCATGTACTGCGAGAGGGTCACTTGCGCGTCCAAGTCAGGTGCATCGGGCCGAGCGCAAGCACGATGAGACCGTCCTCGCCGTCGTAGCCAAAGCCCAGCATCCAGATTGCATGGTCGACGCTGACCTCGAACTTCCACTTTGCGGACATTCAGTAACCCTTCTTCGGATGGAGGAACTTGCCGAGGTTCTTGTGGCGGTTCGGGTGGCCTTCGCCCAGCACGCGGTTCGCCTTGGCGTCTATCTGCTGCTCTTGGGCTGCCGACATCCGACCTTCGTGTTCGGCTGCGCTGGCGCGCGACTTGGCGGCGATCGCGTTGCCGCGGTCTGGGACTGGGTAGCTCCTGTCAGGCCCAGCGAACGTCGAGGCTGGGAGCGCGTCCCGCATGTTCTTGGTCAAGATCCCCATGTCAGTACCCTCCCTGCATCGGGGGCTTCACCGGACCCGCTGGCATGGCCTTGTGGAAGCCCTGGCGGAAGCTGCCCTCGGCTTGCGGGGGCGTCTGCTCGCCTGTCTCGTTGTCGGGCGCGGTCTCGCCTTGCTCTTCTCCGCCCTCGAGCAGCTGCTTGGCCTTCGCAAGCGCCTCGTCCACGCTCTGCGCCGGCTCGAGGCCTTGCTTGAACTGTGGCGGCAGTTCTCCCGGGTAGGTGCCGACCGAGACTTTGCCTTGGTCGTCTACCTCGATCAGCACACAGGTTTTCATGTCGTCTTTCCTTTCGGGTGGAGGCCGTACTTCTCGACGAGCTTGCGCTCGATCTCGGCCATGAGGGCTTCTTTGTTCGGGTCTGGGCAATTCGGCTGCTTCATCGCCTCGTCGTAGGCCTTGGCCTTGCGAAGCAGTTCTTGGTATTCGTCCCAGCGCGGCCATCCCCATACTGGCGGCAGCGGCGCCATGGGCGCGGTGTACTGCGGGAGCTTGAACGGCTCCTGAAAGTGTCCATGCACCATGCTCACTACGCACATAGTTTTGATTCTCCAAAAGAAAAGGGCCCCGAAGGGCCCTGATTTCACTTCTTGATCACCTTGGGCGGTGGCATCTGCCCGGTCTTGATGAGGAACAGTTCCCACGCTGCGGGAGGCATCGGTCGATGCGACGGCGACGTAGTCTCCCAATTCTCCCATGCTCTCGCGCTCACATACACGAGGCACGCGGCTTCGGCGATCGTCAGATTCGCTCGATCACGAGCGAATGTCACCGTGATCGCCCCTGGGCTTTCGCCGTGATCCTTACTGCGATTCGGATGGTTGCTCATGCGAGGTATGCTCTCACGAACTCCGCCGCTTGTTCAGCACAGATCGCGTTTCCGTAGGCGCGCAGGCGTCCCACGCGTTGGGGATCGACATGAGCCAACGGGAATGTCCCGCTCTCAACTGGCCGCGCTTTGCCGTCGATGCAGGGGAGCCAGTCGGCAAGTCGCCAGAATCCGTTAGTTGGGCCTGGCTGTGGAGTCCGTCCGCCTTCCCACGATGCGCGCCCGCGCATTCCGAATCCTCGGCCCGCGGCGTCGCCAATGCCGTCAGCAACGCCACCGTCCTCCTGCTGCTGTCGGTGTTCCCCGCTTCGTTGTAGCCCTTCCTCGCTGGCGTTCCGGCCATCGGGGTC